CAGGTGATCCTGTCGTCCGGTGGGCCTATCGCAATCTACGTCCGCAAGGACTAAATTTGTGGTTAGGGCGTTGACGCTCTGCCTTCTGCTTGCCGGGTGCAAGCCGGAGCAGAGCGTTGACGACTTCCCAGAAACCATCTACCCTAATACCCCAACGATGCAGAGCGCAGTTGACGCAATGGAGACAAAATAATGGGCCGCCAGTGGAACACGATTATTGAGAGCTTGGGACCGCTTTCCGGCGGAACCATGTCGATTAACGCCAATCTCACCGAGATTGAGGCGTTGCTTACCACGCTTCAGGCGGATGTGGCGGATGGTATTCCGCCTATTCGCGGCACGACCACAACCGGAACTCTGACTGCTGGCACGACCAACGGAACCCTGTTCGCCACCAACTCCACCCGCAACTATCTTTTGGTGCAATGCACCAGCGGAACGGTATTTATTGACACAAACGGAACTGCCAGCGCGACCGATGACATCCAGCTTACCGCTGGTCAGGGCATTACTTGGGAGGGATCATTCATCCCCACCGGTGCGATTGCTGCGATTACTTCCGCTGGAACTGCAAGAGTCATCGGAGTGCAGGGTTAATCATGGGCTTCTTTGGCGGCGGAGGGGGGGCGGCACCCGCAAACATGGCAGGAGCCACAAGCTCCGCCGCAGGCACGGCGGGCTTGGTTCCCGCTCCGGCACAGCGCAATCAATTCACTTGCCTTGCTGGAGACGCAACATTCAAGCCTGCTTCAATTCGGCCCAATATCACAGCATTTGCCTCAACAAGAATTTATACTCCAGTAGGGGCAAGAAGCGACAATGGTATAGTTGCCTTCCCAAGTTTTGCATCAACCGCATACTGCACCCCGATATTTCTAAAGGCTGGGACGGTAGATGCTCTCACCATACAACTTGGACAACAATTTGCTAACTCAACCAACTATGTTGCATTATATGATTCAGATTCGGACGGAAAACCAAACACCCTATTGACAAGCGCAACGGCAAATAGTTTTACCACAACCGCAACAACGGACGACAATACACATAAAATAATTGTTTTAAGCTCAACTCTTTCAATAAATGCTGGGCTATACTATACTGCTTTGTTCGGATCATCTAATTCAAATCAATTCAGAGGTATAGTTCAGGCGGCAAATTCATCGTTTTCCTTTTTTCATGGATTTAATTTATCTGGAACTACTTTATCATCTACTAATTTTCCTTTTGTAATATCAATCTCATCTTCAACTTTTCCAAGCTCAGCATCGCCAACCATATCAAATCAGGCACAGCCATGTATCTTTGTGAGGTATCAATGAGAACAGATGTTTACAAAAATGGAATTTGTATTGAAACTCACGAATCATCACTTGATGAGTCGAGGCAAGGTAAAATTGAATTTATTAGAGAGATTGCTTCTATCACAATTTCTTCCGTTGGCCTAGACGAATCCACCCAACAAAACGCCGCCCTCGGCATCTACCCGCCAGAGCGTTGCGAGGCCATCAAGTCTTACATCTCGGCTTGCCGCAACGAATACCTGCGGTGCAAAAAATTGATTATGACCGCCCAGACCAACGATGAGGCCGATGCCGTCCAGTTTGTCGCGCCGCCAGTGCCGGAGGGCATCTAGTCCATGTGGAAAACACTCGCCATCTGGCTCACCAATTTGAGTTTGCGTTTCTTGATGACGCAAAAGGAGTACGCCTGTTTCAAGGAGGCGTTGAGGTTTGCCGGGGAGAACAACACGGTTGCGAGGGAGACAAAGTACATCGGGAAGGTAAAGCACCTGTTGAGCGTCAACCGCTCGATCAAGCGCATTGTGGAGGAGGGTCGGGATCGGGACGAGATTGTGGACGCTGTCGTGCATCTGGCCGTTGCGTTAAAGTATCTGGAGGGTAAGGGTCGTGAGTCTTGATGAGATCCATGATCTTCGGGAAAAGTTCGGGTCAATGTCTGAGCGGCTTGCCAGAATGGAGGAGCGTCAAGTTACCCTGATCGGCATGGTGGAACGCTCCCTATCCAGCTTCGGCGACCTGTCTAACAGGGTGACATCCCTGGAGCATTTGAAGACCAAGATGCTACTTGTGGCAGGCTCGATTGGTGCTATTGTAAGTGTGGCTTGGGATGCGATCCGCTCCCGGCTTACCCAGGGAGGATAGGATACCATGGCTTCATTTTCAGCAGGAACAACTTTTACCGACGGAGTCGCCAATGACGTGACGGCGGCCAAGCTTGGTGCGCTGGTCAACAATGCCACCCCGACATCCGGCCTTATCCAAGACCGCACCGCCGAGACGGTGACGGCTACCAACGACACGCTACTGATTGGCGATGCGTCCGATTCAAACAACCTGAAGCGCATCACGGTGGCGGATTTTGCCCAAACCCTTCCTACCGCCAAAATCACGACCGGGACGATTGATGCGGCAACGCTTGGTACAACTACCGGCACAGCGGCAACGTTTACTAGCGGAACAATACAAACGCTTACATCCAGCACGCTTTCCTCAAATCTTACTGGCGGAACCTATTCTGGTGTTGTTAATTCATCCACCGGAACCTTTGGCGGATCTTTGACAGGCTCGATCAACGCAACAAGCGGAACCATTCAGACACTTACATCTTCAACCCTTGCCTCAAGCCTTACGGGAGGAACATATTCCGGTTCATTGAACGCAACTACCGGAACCGTGCAAACCCTAACTTCCTCAACTGCAACTATCAGCGAAATTGCTACCGGAAAGAATTTTGCAGTTAATGTCGGAACGCTTTCCACAACCAGTGGAACACAGCAGCTTGATTTTACCAGCCAGGGTTATTTGACCCACTCGATAACTGGAAATATCACATACACGGCCACAAATTATTCGGCAGGCAGAAGCCTTTCTGTTCGTATTACATCTGATGGAACGGCTCGTAATTTTACATTTCCTGCAAGCTGGGTATTTGTAGGATCCAAACCGACCAGCATTGCTGCCAGTAAAAACGCAGTGCTTTCCATAACCTCGTTTGGAACGACCGAGGCAAACACCGTGGCCGCTTATGCCGTCCAAGCGTGAATGTACTCGGACTTAGAAATCTAGGATTTGTTGGGACCCGGCGCGGCGTTATTGCGTCTGGTGGTGTTGAGACAGATGTGGATGGATACCGTATCCATACATTCACAAGTCTTGGAACCCTGAATGTAACCCAAGGCGGAAGTGTTGAGGCTCTTGTTGTTTCTGGTGGAGGAGGTGGGGGATCAAGGCGTGGCGGAGGTGGCGGAGGCGGTGGAATTTCATACAGCACTGGAATTTCAGTAACTACCGGAAGCCATGTAATAACTATTGGAGGCGGCGGTAGCGGCGGCGATAAGGATGTGGCTACGGATGGAACAAACGGATCAAATTCTATATTTGGAACTTTTTCAACTGGAACTGGCGGCGGAGGAGGTGGTGGAACAAACAGGCCAGGAGTAGCTGGTGGGTGCGGCGGCGGAGGCGGTGGTTCTGGTTCAAGTAATGCAGTAACACAAGCCGGAGGATCTGGATCCCAGGGCTTCAGTGGAGGAACAAGATTTAATGCGGTTGCCGGAGGAGCCGGAGGCGGCGGCATGGGTGCGATTGGCGTGAACTCATCTGGAACAACGGATGCCGCTGGTGCTGGCGGTGCTGGCCTTTCATACAATACATCAGGTGCAAGTGTTTTTTATTCTGGCGGTGGAGGAGGCGGGACAAACAGCGGAACCCCTGCTGGCTCTGGAGGAACTGGAGGAGGTGGAACTGGTGGAACCGGTTCAGTTCTGGCAACAAGTGGATCTGTTAATAGTGGTGGAGGCGGCGGTGGAGGTAGCACTGTGTCTGGAACTGGCTATGCGTCTGGAAACGGAGGATCTGGAATCGTAATTATACGATACCTGCTAAACTAAAATGGCTCACTTTGCTGAAATCGACAAAGACAACAAGGTTCTCCGTGTTGTGGTCGTGGCTAACAAAGACATTGCTGACGATAACGGAAACGAGGTGGAACAAATCGGGAGGGATTTTTGCAATCGTCTGCTTGGCGGAACATGGGTTCAAACCTCCTACAATGGAAATTTTCGAGGTAAATATGCTGGCATTGGAGACACTTATGATCCTGTGCTTGATGTGTTTGTATTGCCTGCTATAAATAACGAGGAACAAATTTAATGACACTATCCGAAATCGCCACATTTGCGGGTGAGAAGATCGGCAAGACCGATGCCGACACCGTAACCTTTCTCAAGAAGTCCGCCTCGCTTAATTATCGGCGCGTGTGGAACTTCGCCCCGTGGCGGGAGAGCGTAACCACCTCCACCTATTCCGTTGGCACCGGGCGCACCATCACGCTCGGCACCAATGTCGAAACCCCCCTATCCGTGGCTTATGACCAATCCGAAGTTGAACCCATTGATCTCTCCACCATCGTCAGCCAAGACGCTGACCTGCTCGAAGATACCCGCACCGGCACGCCGGTTCTTTACCACTTTACTGGCCGCAATACTAGCGGAGTTGCACAGCTTGATCTGTATCCGAGACTGGAAACTGCGGGGACCATAGCCTTGCGCGTGGTGGAGAAGCTAAAGTGCGTTACCCGCAACAACTACATTGTTGACTTTCCTCCGTCCACCGACGCGCTGGATGACGAACTTCGCCTCCCCCACGTCCATCAAGTTGTCCTTGCCCTGACCCATTCCGATGCCTTGGAGCGCGAGAGGCAGTATGCCAAAGCGGCCCAGATAGTTCAGACCGCCAATGCTGATCTATCGGCAATGGCCAACTACGAGTTGAGCCAGGTGGGCGGAATCAAGCAGATCACGCCGTCCAGCCTTGGCGATCTTACGACCGAGGAAATCACCGCTTCATAAGGAGGGCTTTTCGTCATGCCCTATTACATCGACTCGATTGATGACGTTCTATCCATTGCCGGATCTACGTCTTTTGAAGGCGGACAGGTCTCTGGCGTAACGCCCAACCTGATTGGCAACAACCAAGCCAGCGAGCTTTACAACATGACGATCAGCCCAAGCGGCACACTTCAGACACGCATGGGGACGGAAACAATCTCGACCAATGTATCGTCCGGCTCGGCTATTCAAGGGATGCACTACTATGACACCCCAAACTTTGAGAGACTTGTTGTGGCCTGCAATGGTGCCTTGTTCCAGACGACCAGTGCAACTACCTTCGGGACAACGGCAGGCACCGTTGCGAGCGGGGCTGTCAGCGTCAACTTCTCGCAGTTCAATAACCGACTTTATTACACCGACGGTGTAAGCAACATTTACTTCACTAACGGCACAAACTACTACCGCCAGGGGACCAGCGTTCTTTCGATAACGGTGACAAACGATGGATCTGGATATACCTCGACACCGACTGTTACGATCAGTGCGCCCAACGAGGCTTATGGCACAACCGCCTCGGCGGTGGCTGTCGTGACCAGCAACAAGGTGGCATCCATCACCGTGACAAACGCCGGGTCTGGGTATACGTCGGCTCCGACCATCACAATTACTGGAGGCGGTGGAAGCAACGCAGCCGCCACCGCCAACATCTCAGCACTTTCTCCGTCCGGCCTTCGCCTGATACGGCAGTTCACAAACCGCCTCTTTGCGGTAGGCACTGGCGACAACCGAAACACGCTTTACGCCTCGGACATTCTGGATGCGGAGATTTGGAAATCCACCAACTCCATCATTGTCGGCGGTGATGACGGACAGGACATCGTTGCAATCCAGCCATTTTTCAATTACGAAATGATCGTTTTCAAGCCAAGCAAGATTTACATTGTCACGGTTGATCCGACCGCAACCACGGCTTCCGGGTGGACGGTGCGGCTGGTCAACGACAGAATCGGATGCGTGGCTGGAGGATCGGTGGCCTACGCTGGCAAGGATGTTTTCTTTCTGGCCAACGACGGCATCAGATCATTGGCGCGATCATTGGCGGACGATTACTTTGTGGTTGGAGTCCCGATCTCTGAGGCAATCAAGGATCTTATCGCAAGAATCAACCGCAATTTCCTTGGCAAGTGCGTTGGCCAGTTTCACAACAATAGGTACTACCTGTCAGTTCCACTGGACTCTGCTGTCGTCAACAGCCATACCATTGTTTACAACCTTCTCTTCAGCGCATTCGAGGGTTATTGGGGGATCGGGGCATCGGCCATGTATGAGACAAACTTCTCGTCTGGGTATAGCACGACCGGTCCGAAACTGGCATTTGGCACGCCTGACAGCAAGGTCGGACACAGCTTTGATTATCTCGACCCAGACGTTTCAGGCGACGGCGACACGCAGTTCAAGGATTTCGGCGCAAGCTACGACAGTTACCTTGTAACCAAGGCTTACGACTTTGATGACAGGATTTCCCAGAAGTACGGGTCGCACTATGAGATCGAGTTTTATTACTCGACAGCCACGGGTTGCACCATATCCCTGAAACGTGAGACTGACTCCCAATATGTCACCGTCGGGACATCGGTGGATACGGCT